GAGCCCGCCTTCTGATGGCCGACGAGCGCGACACCCTGCTCGGCCTGGCGCGCGGACTGGAGCTGGCCCTGCTGGCGAACCTCGCTCTGCAGGTGCGGCGCTGGCTGGCCGACCAGGAACGCGGCGCGGGCGTCGCTGTGGCCGCTTCTGCGGCGCTGAGCGCGGCGGCGCGGCGTCTGATGCGCGGCATGCATGCCAAGCGCGACAGGGCGGCCCTGGCGGCCGTCACGGCGGCGCATGAGCGCGGCGCGAACGCGGCGCGGGCGGTCGTCCTCCGGGGCCGCATCGCCACGACGCTGGCCCGGGTGGACTCCGAGGCCGCTACCCGGGCGCTGGCGCGGGCGCTGGCGGGGCGGCTGGCGGAGACGGACCTGCACGTGCTCCGCGCCGTGAACGACATCTACCGCCAGGCGGTCGGACGGGCGACCATGCAGGCGCTCGCCGGGGACCTCACGCGACGGCAGGCAGCTCAGGCGGCGCTCGATGCGCTGGCCGGCCACGGCGTCACCGGCTTCGTGGACCGGGCGGGGCGGCGCTGGAACCTCGCCAGCTACACCGAGATGGCGACCCGGACCGCCATCCACAACGCCGAGCGGCAGGGCGTCATGGACGGGGTACGGGCAGCGGGTCGTGACCTCGTGACGGTATCCGGCTCGCCGGGGAGCTGTCCGCTCTGCACCCCGTGGGAGGGCGAAGTGCTCTCGCTCGGCGGACTGACTCCGGGCTACCCCACGCTGGCGGACGCCGAGCGTGACGGACTGTTCCACCCGTCCTGCCGCCACACGCTCGCGCCCTACGTGGAGGGGCTGACGCGGACGGACGATACCCAGGCAGGCGACCCGGACCGCTACGCGGCGGAGCAGCAGCAACGGCACTTGGAGCGCGGCGTCCGCTACTGGAAGACGCGGGAGGCTGTGGCAATGGACGAGGTGAGCGCGGCCAAGGCGCGGCGCAAGGTCCGGGAGTGGCAGGGGCGGCTACGCGGCCATGTGGCCGAGCACGACCTGCCGCGCCTGCGCTACCGCGAGCAGATAGGCAAGGCCATCTGACGGACAGGAGACGGAAGACGTGGACAAGGAACAGCAGCAACAACAGGGCGGGCAGCAGCAAAACGAGCGCCGGGAAGAGGACCGGCAGCAGGGCACGGGCCGGGTGGAGTTCACGCCGGAGCAGCAGGCCGCCATCGATGAGCTGGTGGCGGAGCGCGTGCGCCGCGCGGAGCGGGCTGCGGCGCAGAGAGCCAAGGAAGAGGCGAATGAGGCCGCCAAGCGGGCGCAGATGGACGAGACGGAACGGTTGAAGGCAGAGAAGGAAGACGCCGTGAAGCAGGCCGCAGAGGCGCTGGCGCGGGCCGACCGTACGCTCGTTGCGGCCGAGGCGCGGGTGGCGGCGGCTGCGGCCGGGGCCAAGCCGGAGCGGCTGGACCGCGTGCTGCGCCTGCTGGACCTCGACGCCGTGACCGTGGAGGACGGCACCCCGGACGCGAAGGCCGTCGCATCGGCGGTGGCGGCGCTCAAGGACGATATCCCGGAGCTGTTCGGCGGCGCTCCGTCGAAGCGGTCCGGCGCGGACATGGAAGGCGGCGAGGGCGACAAGCGCGTCTGGACCCGGGCGCAGATAGCGGAGCTGGCCAAGAAGCCGAGTGAGTACGCCAAGCACGAGGAAGAGATTGACGCGGCGCTGCGCGAGGGTCGTATCCGCGAATGATGCCCGCGTTCTTCCGGCCGTTCCTCGCCTACCATTAGGGCACGTCCGACGGGACGCTAAACACGGAGCCTCACCTGTGAGGCGCGGAAGCTGCCCCTACCACGGGCCGCCGACGGGCGATAAGCGGAATCATCCACTCCGTACAGGGAGGCTCTACCGTGAGCGTTGCCGACTTCGTTCCTGAAATCTGGTCCGCCAAGTTGCTGCTCAACTTCGAGCGCAAGCTGGTCTACGCGAACCTCGCCAGCCGAGACTACGAGGGCGAAGTCTCGCAGGCAGGCGATACCGTCCACATCAACACCCTGGGCGACGTGTCCGTGGGCGCGTACTCCCCGGGGAGCACGACCGTCACCCCGGAGACGCTGGCAACGACCAAGCAGGCGCTCGTCATCGACCAGGCGCACTACTTCGCGTTCGAGGTCGACGACGTGGACAAGCGGCAGATGGCCGGCGACCTCGTGGGGGAGGCCACCCGCAACGCCGGGTACGGCTTCGCCAAGACGGTCGATGAGCATATCGTGGACCTCTACGACGCCGTGGACGCGGGCAACGACCTCGGCTCGGTCAACGTGGGGAGCGGCGACGACGCCTACGACCTCCTGCTGGAGCTGCGGACGGCGTGCGCCGAGAAGGACATCCCCGACACAGACCGCTGGTGCGTCGTGCCGCCGTGGTTCGCGGGGCAGCTCCTGAACAACGACAAGTTCGTGAAGAACCCGGCTCTTGGCCAGACGGCGGCTGACGCGCTGCTCAACGGCCACATCGGGCGGGGCGCGGGCTTCGACGTGTACGAGTCCAACTCCAACCCGGTCCTCACGAGCGGCGGGGACGACTATCTCGTGTGGTGCGGCACGCCGTCCGCTCTCGGCCTCGTGACCCAGGTCAACGAGGTGGAGGCGATGCGTAGCCAGGACCACTTCGCGGACGTGGTGCGCGGTCTGCTCCTCTACGGGGCCAAGCTCCTGCGCCCCAAAGGCGTCGTCGTCGCGGCCGCCAACCGGACCAGCTCGTAAGGCTCCAGTGTCGCGTGATTCCACGCATCCTGCACCAGTTCTGGGTGGGGTCGCCTCTGCCCGCCGCGTACCGCGAGTTCGCGGAGGGCTGGCGGCGGCTCCACCCAGGCTGGGCATACCGGCTCTGGACTGACGCGCACCTTCCGGTGCTTCGCAACCGGGAGCTGTACGACGCGGCGGGGCGTCTCTGCCCGGGCTTCGCGGGCCAGCTCCGCGCGGACGTGCTGCGCTACGAGCTGCTGTACCTCTTCGGCGGCGTCTGGGTGGACACCGACTTCGAGCCACGCATGCCGCTCGACAAGCTGCTGGAGGGCGTCTCCTGCTTCGCCGCGTGGGAGCGGCAGGACAACGTGGTGAACAACGCCATCATGGGTGCGGTGCCGGGCCATCCGTTCCTCGCCCGTCTCGTGGAGGCGCTGCCCGCGTCCGTGCTGGCCGGCAAGGGCAAGCGGCGTCCGTCCAAGGTGAGCGGGCCGCACTTCCTCACCGCGCAGTACCGCGCACACCCCGAAGGCGTGACCGTGTTCGGCCAGGAGCTGTTCTACCCGTACCGCTGTGACCAGCTCCACCGTGCGAGCGAGGACTTCCCCAAGGCGTATGCCGTCCACCACTGGGCCAACCAGCGACGGCTCCGGAGGCGACCGCTGTGAGCCGGGCCGTCATCGAGTATTGGGAGACGCGCTACCTCGCCGGACGGCGCAGCTCCGGGGAAGGCTCGCGCGGCGCGGCGGCGCGTCATAAGGCGGCGTTCGTGAACGCGCTGACGGACCGCTACCGCGTCAACCGCATCATCGATTGGGGCTGCGGCGACGGCGAGATTGCCGCGCGGCTGAAGGTGCGGCGCTACGTGGGGCTGGACGTATCGGCGGCGGCGCTGGCTATCTGCCGGGAGCGCGTCCGCCTGCCGCGCCGGGCGTGGGTCTACTTCGACGGCATCCGCGCACCCGAGCTGCCTCCGGCCGGGCTGGCGCTCTCGCTGGACGTGCTCTTCCACCTGACCGAGGAACGGCTCTACCGGCGGCACCTCAAGCTGCTGTTCGGCTCCGCTCCGGTCGTCTGCATCCATTCCTCCAACCACGACGAGGCCGGGGAGGCGCACGTGCTCCACCGCGAGTTCCTGCCGGACGTTCCCCGGGGCTGGCGCTGCGTGCACGAGGGGCCGGACCGGGCCATCGGCTTCTGGGTGTTCGAACGGGAGGCGGCACGATGAGGCTGTCCGTGGCGATGATGGCGCACCCGGCGCGGGCGGCGAGCGTCGAGCGGATTCTCTCCGCGCTGGACCG